GGTTAAATTCATCATTCCATTAACAGCATTATATGTTGCATCAAGAGGAGTGAATGTCTTACCAGCAGTAATCTTCATTACACCTGATGTAGGTGTATAGTTAGCAAATGATGCACTTAATTGCTCACCATCATATGCAATTGGAGTAGGCTTACCTGCAATTGGATCTGTAGTTCTAGGATACTTCTTAACAGCTTGTAATCCATCACTTGTGCATCTAAAGTAAATTGAATTAGGTGCAACCTTAATATTAGTTCCTGGAGTTAATATATGATCTCCAATATGAAGCTTCATATGACCAGTAGATGCATCATAGGATCCACCAGTAGGATTAAAGACTAATAGAGGTGATTTACCAACATTAAGATCAAAAGTATTTGTTTGTGAATTACTAACAGTTAACCAACCAGCAAGTGCTGGATCTGATGCTCTTGGATACTTATGTTCAGTCTTATGACCATCCATATCACAAGTAAAGGTCAATGACTCTTTCTCAAGCATTACCTTGTCACCATTTTGGAATAGATGACTTGCAGATGTTACTGAAAGAATTCCAGTTTCAGCATTATATGATGTACCAGCTTGTACTGTTACTGCTCTTCTACCATATAGATTGTGTCCATCAATGGTTAGTGTGAGATCTCCAGTTCCAGCATCATAAGTTGCACCAGTAGGTGTCTTATAAGTGAATGAAGATGTAGAAGAATCAGTAATAGATGTATCAGTATATTGTTTTAATCCATGATCACCAACTGGCTTCCACTCACTATTAGTAACAATAAACTCCAACATTTGATCAAGTTTATTGTAAGCCCAGATAGTTTCTCTAACTTCTGTCTCAATGTTAAGTAGTTTTACATTCGCAGTATCAGTTCTATCGATATAATATGAAACAGCGAGCCAAGTTTTATTATTACCACCATTACGCATATCTGCTACGATAGATCTACAGATATCTTTAACATCATCCTCACAATTAGCATCACCACCAATAACAGTAAAGTTAGGGAACTTATGATTAATCATGTATACAACTTCTTTTGCAATAAATTCTAAATTCTTAAGAATCAATTGACCAGCATTATTATATCTGTGACTATTCTTAGCAAATCCTTGTTGAATTGCTACACCAACATTAACTGTAATTGTAGTAGCAGTTACTGCAGTAATTGCAATTGCTGTATCATATACAGGGTCAGTTATACGTGGATAAGTATGCTGAGTAGCATTACTGTCCATATCACAAGTAAATGTTAATGAATTGTGAGCAATCTTAACAGTATTTGATGTTGTATAACTATGAGATCCTATGGTCAATACCAAGTCTCCAGTCAATCCATTATAGGTAGCATCAGTTACATCCTTTGGTACTATACCTTGCTGGATAATAACAGCACCAGATACAGTACCACCAACATAAGTATGATCGCCAATATAACGTCTAGAAGCCACAATAGGATCATTATTAAAGTATTCTGCATTACTAAATGATTCTCCACCAGACCAATCATCAACAAATTGATCTCCATTACTACTATCAAAATGTAATAATACCTTAGTATCAACATCACCTTGATGGATACCTGCAGGAGCATTAAATGCTCCAGTATATCTTGCTACACTAGAAATTCTAAACTCATCAATATATCCAGCAAATGCATTAGTTGCTGAATAAGTAGCTCCAATTCTAATTGGTCTAGCAACATATGTACTACTATCTGTGGCAGATCCTACTTCAACTCCATCAAGGAATAACTTAACTGTTGTTCCAGATCTACTTACAGCGATGTGATACCAAGTATTGTTAGTTGGAATAACAGTAGCACCAGAAGTTACAATATCAGAACCATTAACATTGTAACGAATCTGAGCACCATTTAAGTAGATCCTTCCAGAAATTTCAGGATCAGATGTTCTAGTATCATAAATTTCAGCAAGACCTGCTAATGCAGCAGTATCTGGTCTGCACCAGAATTCAATAGTATATTCACCTGTACCAAAAGCAATTTCACTTGTGGATGCAACACTAATATAATCTCCAGTACCATCTAATTGTAATGAAGTAGATCCAAATTTCTTCTGTGTATTAGAAATTACAGCATCATTAGCAAAATCAAACTCAAAATAATCTTGACCATCTTGAAGACTTCTACCAATCTTACCTAAGTATACAATTCCACGTGCTTGGTTATATCCAATAACCTCAGCCTTAGTATCACGAGTTCTAATTATTTGACCTGCATTAAAGAATCCATCACCTTCCTTATCATACATTGAAATCTTTCTGACCCTACCATCTTCTCCAGCAGTAAATTCTCCAGTATTATTACCATACTCTATCTTATAGTTACGAATATCTTCTCCAATCTGCAACGTTCCTACTGCATTAGAGTAAGGAATAATATAGTTACTAACTATCTCGTTTGATGGGAAGTTAGTGTTGTATGCAGTTGCATTATCATCAAAATCAACAATACTAATTTGAGACTTAGAAATATCATCTATAACTACGTTTGGATAAGATGTAGATGTAATTCTGTTGAATAGTAATCCAAAGAATGAAGATCCAGGAGAAATATCAACCTGACCAATAAATTCTCCAGTAACAGGGTCTTGATATACTGCACTAGATGTAACAGCAGCAACTACACCAGATTTAGCACCAATAATAACATCATTTAATTTAATATTATAAAGACCAGGTGTAGACTGATATGTACCAGCAGTCTTACTTAATGTTAAACTATCTGTTACACTAATGTCTGTACTATAAATTGGAGTTCCTTCTTGAGAACTTACAGCCTCAGTACCTAACGTACCTCTGACTACAGTTAATGTAGAAGATTCTGCTCCATCTGTGATAGCACTAACTTCAATAATTTCAGAACCAATTCTAAATCCATCATTTTCAGTAAGATTAATTGTACCTACAGGTAATGGTCCTGTACCATCAACAGGAACTACCTCAATCTCAGTGGTTGAAGGTCCAATAGCATAACGTAAATCACAAACTGGAGATTCAGCACCAGTTTGTAAGTTAATTTGTTCAACTTTAGCAGTATCACCCTGAAGATTAGTAACTGTTTCACCGTAAGTAAATAGACCAATATTTGCAATTGTTGTTATAGAATCTAAATTACCAGAGAATCCAGTTGCAGAAACAGTACATAATTCACCTTCAATAAAGGTTCCTTCAGTAATATAACCAAAAATAGATGATCCAACAACTTTAGTTACAGTTAATCTAGCATTAGAACTAGTACCACTTAAAGTATTGCTAATAGTAGGATAGATACCACTCTGATTAATAAATGTTATCTCAACGGTCTCTATTTGACTTATTGTTAAATTTGCGTACTTAACACTTGCAGGTGGTGAAGGTGGCTCAGAGAATACAATAGAGTCACCTTGTATTTGGAAAGCTCCATCTGGATTCTGTACAACACCATTAAGAACGATCATTAACTGGTTTGCATTAGCAACAACAGTTCCACCATCAACAGTTAATGGGAATGCAATTCTTTCACCATCAAATAGATCTGATATATCATCAACTCTCTGTACAACAGAAGTTAGAATATTCTCAGAAGATGTTAATCGTTTCTGCCTGAATAATACTTCTGTATTATTAAACTCTGAATAGATTGGTTCAACTAGAGCAAAACTCTGAATATTAGGAACAACTGCCTCTTGAGCAAGTTCAACTGACTTAGTTAATTGGAAGAATGTATCTTTATTAGGAATCTGACCATATTCATTCAAGTTTAACTCACCAAACACCTTAAATGATGCAGGGTGCACGTTTCTAATTAGAATTTCTTTCCACTCACTAATAGAAACAGCAGACTTAACAGCATAAGAGAAATCCTGATAATAGTAAGAGTCTTGAATCTTTTGAATAATTTCTGATGGTTTACCAACATCATCGATGAATTGACCAGTAGTTTTAGTAATAGAACCGATATCTAGGACACCACGAGCAACTTTAAGGTCACTAATAATACCAGAAGACTTAGAAATAACACCAGTTAATTTCTCATTCTCTGCAAAATCACCACTATGATCAACAATCTTAAGAACTCTAGGTCCAATTTGCCAACCAGAGTTAGTTGAAACATATCCAGTTGCTGTCGCTTGCTCTAATGAATCACCCTGATAAACCAATTCACCTTCTAAGAAAGTAGAAGTAATAACATTTGCTTCTGCAGTACCACCAAATGATTCAGTTAATACACTTTGACGACCTGTACCAGCATTAACAAATGTAAGTCCATCACCCAATTCTGCGTTTGCAGAAGTAATAGCAAGTTTTAATTGATCAGCTTCTAGTGAATTTGTTGAACCAGAAATAGCATAGTAAGTAGTAATTCCATTAAGACGACCAGTAGCACCAGCAGATAGTGGGAAGTCAGCACCATCTCCAGTATCAGTTACCGCTAAAGAAACTTCAGCACCATTAGGTATTCCATGTGGATAAGCAAATTGTAATAAACCTAAGTCTAAGTTAACAACATAGTTGAAAGAAGATCTTAAACTAACTTGTGGTGTAGAAGAATATCCAGCACCAGGATCTTTAACAACAATATTATCTAATCTACCATTCTTAATAGATGCTTCTGCCTGGGCACCAGATCCTCCACCACCAACAATAATTACAGCAGGTGCTAATGAATATCCAGAACCTGGATTTGTAACAGTTACACTTTCAAGAATACTTGTAGAAGTTAACTGAGCATTTAATGGGAATGTAATCTCAGGACGTAATGTATAGTCGTGAGGATAATCATAACCAAAGTTATTGTTCTTAAGTTTCTTAATCTTACCAACTTTATCACCCTTGGTAAAGATTGATGATTCACTACCAAATGGAGGAATGACAACAGTTAATTCTGCACCAGATCCTTGTAATCCTGCTCCAAGAATACCTGGAATTGATTCTATATCAATATATGCAGTAGTATATGCTTTACCTGGAGAAGTAACAACTACTTCTTGTATCTGACCTGGAATTGTAATACCATCATCATCACTTCCATCATTAACTAATATACTAACTAAACCACCTTCACCATCACCTTGAATAGGAACGGAGTTATAAACTCCAATACCATATTCAGTTCCTGGTTCATTAATTTGCACCCTTTCAATTTTTCTGGTTGATTGAATACCAGTAACAATAGGTAATTTAGTATAAAAACCACCTGCATTAACAATACGAATATCTGAGATAGAACCAACTGCTTTTAGAGAACTTGTACTATAAGAAGCTTGATTTACATCAGCATTTCCTTCTGGTTCATTAGCAAGAAGGAATTTAAATATATCTGGACCTTCAGTAATAGTTGCACCAGCAGTACTAGAAATTTTAAATGTTCCTGTGTAAGGAGAATCTGTAACATCAAGATAACTACCATCAATTACTGGAGATGCTGCACCTGTTCTAGAAGGATCAAAGTAATATGAAATATTAGTAACAATATCAGGATCAATCTTCAATTTAACTGTAGGTGTAGGTTGTCCTTGACCAGTTACACCAGGAGTACCAATTCTTTCAATAGAGTTAAATGAATACTCCAATTTATTGAGGTTATCTTTAGAGAATGATAAATTACCTCCAACCATTGATGAATGACTTAAATCAAACAAGTATTGATGACCATTGTACATCTTCAATACAGGAGATTTAACAAATACACTAACAGATCCTGCTGATGTAGATGGAGAAGTCACAGCAACTTGTGGTAACTTATATGTAAATTCTAATGGGCTAATAACAGTATCTACTGGGAATGTTCCATCATATTCATCATATGTGGTTCCACCTGATTCTTGTGCTGGATTACCATCAATCAAAATCATCTCAGCAGGACTTAAGTAATGACTAGTAGAAGTAATAACGTATACTTCATCAGTATTAGAAACAGAACTAACTTGAACAATCTTTGTTAAATTAGCAGTTAGAGTTATTTTTAAAACACCTGCTAAATTAATAATCTGACAAGTACTATAAGCAGTATTAAATGTTATATCACTGGAAGTAATATCAACAACAGATCCAGGAATATATGCCGATCCACCTGCAACCTCATCTATCCTAATTGAATAATCATTTACATCAAATTCTTTTAATCTCGCATAATCATCTAAGTTATTAGTTCCACCAATATCAGAAGGAGCATCAAAGGTAGAAAGATCTATATCAAATGTTCCTGGAGTTGTATTATTAATTTCAACAAAATTATAATTCTTAATTTCATTAATATCATTTGGAAGAGGACCAATAATACCGTAACTATCTTGCTCACTAAACTGCTGAGTAATTAACTCACCATTATTCAAATCATCAGTCCAAGAATTGTGTATAATAGCAAGATATACTTTATTAACAGTTGTATCCTTACGAATAATATATCCACTATTAATGAATGTACCATTTTGATTTTGAAGTACTAATTTAGAACCGACTGTGAAATCAAATGATTGATTTAAAGTAAGTTCTTGTATATTATTAATAACAATTGTGGATGTAGGCTTAATATAATACCTTTCTTTAACAACAGCAGATACTTTTAATTTCTGAGAACCTGGAGAAGGAACTGTTGAAGTTCTAGCACTCCACACATCAGTAGCAAATGTTAATGTTTCAGTATCCTGAGACATTAATGTTGTTGCATCATCAAAGTCTAAAGATTGGAATCCAGCGTCTGCTAATTCATACCCAGTACTACCCATAGTTAACGATGAACCAGTTACAGGAGTAATATCTGTTCTTGCAAATCCAATTTGTGTATTTGTTTGTAATCCTTGATCTCCTAAACGATCTGAATCAGCATCTTTGTCGATTTTTAATCCAAAACCATTATAATCGATATAATCATACCTATTAATTTGACTAGCAAACCATGCAGTATCTGTCCAAGCATAACTAAATCCAAACTGAGATCCTTGAGGAAGACCATTTATATCAGATGGTGAAGTAGGAACAACTCCTCTATTCCTTACTCTAATATCATCTAAGTAGAATTGACCTTGTGTATCTTTATCAAAGTCATTAACACCTGCACCAAATCCAGGTCCAACACCAAAGTATAGATCTTTATTACCAAATGCTGTATTGGATATAGTTCCACTAATTACCTGAATACCATTAATATATGCCTTAAATAAATTTCCATTCTTTGATAATCCAACGCTAATCCAAGTATCATTAAGCATTACAGAAGATGCACTGGAAATTGCAGTAGCATTAACAATTTGAGTTGTATTATTACCAATAGTTAAATCTAAACCACGACCAGTTCCAAATCCTAACCAGAGACCACCAGTAGGATCTTGAGAACTACCAATCTGGCATAGAGTCATAAGATTCTGACTTAAACTAAATGGAAGACCAGATTGACCATCTATGTATACCATCATTTCGATAGTAAAGTCTCCATCTAAAGTAGTTCCTAAATCAGATGCAGATGCTTTAATGTGTCCATTTTCCCAAGTAGTTTGAGTATTAGCTGGTACATTACATCCATCAATTTTTGCTACGTCATTCTGATATCGTATAGAATTATTAGCACTTTGATCGGTAATAGTATAATGACCTGTAGTATCTGTAATTGTAGAAGTAAAGTCTAGAATAAACTCATTCCTATTCCATTGCTCTTGACCATAAACATAAACATCACCTGAATTATCTACACCTATACTTTTCGCTGTAATACCTTCAATTCTATTAAGATTAAACTCATTAGTACTATGTTTTTTCATAGTACCATCATATCCAATCTTGATCGTTCCTACAGTAGTTTTTTTAGTAATTTGATCTGCCTTAGTATATGCAATGTTAAGATCACCAAATATATCAATAATACACTTATCAACAACATGAAGTTCTCTACCTGTAGCAAGATAACGATAATTCCAAATAATCTCACCATTTATATCTAATTTACATACCCAGAAACTATCTCTAGTAATATCATCAGACTTATTTCTACATCCTGCAGTAATATAAAATTCATTAAACTCATCAATAGCTAAACTAGGATTCACCAAAGAATATACAGTATTACTGAGTTCTTTAACCCAATCAACTGTAATAGCATTTACACCAATTGTAGCCTTACCAAAAGCAATATTGATATCTGGTTGATCTGCAGCAGTTGCAGTTTCCATAGTAAAGTATACATTATCTCCAACAACTAACATATCAGTCAGTCTTTCAGATAGAGTTTGTGAAGCAATCTTTCTCTTAACAGCAAAATTACCTGTGGTATCGATAGATGCTAAAAATGCATCATCTGGATGTAATGAGTTTGTATTAGTATATCCACCAATAATATAACGAATATCAGAATATTTCTTAATAGCAGTTACATAATCTGCACGATTAGCACCAGATATACCAGCATATCCTTTTTGGAACTGTAATGTAGCATTTAAACCATCATCTTCTTGTTCATACTTACATAGAATAATGTCTGGATTATATACATCTAAAAGGTTTGCATTAGGTCTGTTATTACCAACAACCCATACATCGTTACCATCTACAAATATTTTTTCAAATTCTGTATAATTCTGCCCATCAGTACTTTCTAAACTTCTTTCCCACTCTTTAACACCTAGAGAAGAATATTTGGCAACAAATGCAACTGTATTACCAGTAGCATCTTTAGTTTTACCACAGAAGAAAGTCTCCTTATCATCATTAATAAAGATATCATTAACAGCAACATAATTGTTATTTTCTACTGTAGTGACATAGTAATCAGCTTTTTTGAATACCTGTGGATGACTTAGTATAACACGAGGACTAGTTGTGTAATTAGCACCAGAGTTAATAATATTAACAGTCTCAATAGAACCAATAGAAGAAACAACTGCCTCTAATTTACCAGCAGTTCCATTACCGTCAATAATAATTGTTGGTGGAATTTCTTCATCATATCCAGAACCTTTTTGATCAACTACAATAGATTCTATACCTCTAACTTGACGAACAACAAAAGTTTTGTTCGTATTTTGCATTATAGGAGTATAATCTACAAATACCTCATCACCAGTAATCAAATTATGAGGAACATTAGTATCTAAAACACCGTAATTTAATCCATTAACATTCTCAAAGGTATACTGATCTATCGCTTCACCCGTAATTTTAGAAATACGAGCAGAAACACCAGCACCATCAGTATTATCATTATCAAATATGAGTATATCATCTACCTGATAGTTCTTTCCTGGATTCTCAATAGTAAATCCAGTTACAGAAGCATCTTCAAACTTAGTAATAGTTTCAACTTCAATATCAACTTTAGAGTCAAATTGAACTTTAGGGAAGTAATCATATAGTTGTAATGGTGATTCTTCAAATAATTCAGCAGGATTATCTGTCTCATCTTGAGTTATAACACCATCACGATTATCATCTTCAACATCAAAGAGAATTATATCACCATCCTCTGTTGTTAATGCAGCAGTAGAAGCATTAGGTGTTCTTTCAACATCGATATCAACATTTTCATAAGGATCCCTATAACGTACAACACCATTAGGAATATTTTGCTGAATAGCACTCGTACTCAAATTCCAAGTATCAACAACAGAGTTATAACTTGGTCCAATTACATATGGGAATAATGCATTACCATTTTCAGTAGCATCTATAGTAACAAAATAACAATATCTACCTTGAGGATAATCTGGAGTCTTACAAAAACGACCATTATACTGATCTAATTCACCTAAACCAAATATATACTCATAATCTTCAACAAACTTACCTGCAGGATATAGATAATCACCATTTGAATCAACATCTGTTAAAAGAGGACCATCAGTTCTTAAAGGATAAGGATTAGTTGTTACATCAAATACAAGATTTTCCTTCAATCTAAATGATGTTCCTAATCTAATTACAGCAGATCCTTGATCTGTTGGATCAGTATAACCATAAGGACCGTAAATTGGGTTACCATCAAACGCCCAACCAATAATAGGAGAGTGTCCTAATTGATCTTCTTGCTCTTTAATCTCACCATATGGATTTTCAAAAAGGTTATCACCTAAAATATACCTCATTTTTTGAGGATTTGAAAGGTGAGCATACTCACCACCATATTCATTATTATATCCAGTATATACAGCACCCTTAGCAGAATCAAATGTTGATGTAGATTCTAAGTTATAAGTCCATTCAAAAACATTTGCATCAAATATAGCATCTTGACCAACAGAGGTTAGATTAATAACTGTAGTACCCTGAAGATAGTTGATACCTCTGTTTACAATCTCAATTCCAGTTACCCTACCAGCATTTTCACCATCAACATCAATTGTTGCTCTTGCAATAGCACCAAAACCATCACCTTGAATAGTAACTTCAGGTGCAGTAGTATAACCTTGACCAGCAGAAATTATAGCAATAGATATAATTCTTCCATTATTAACGATAGCCTGTGCAACAGCACCACTACCAGAACTTAATGATATGGTAGGTTTTGAAGTATAAGAATTACCACCATTAGTAACATTGATTGATTTAATAGGACCACGTACAGAAGCTGTACCTTGTGCTCCAGTACCTCCACCACCAACAATAGTAATAGAAGGTTGTGAAGTATATCCAGTACCTCCAGTATTGATTAGAATACGTGAAACTTGACCTTTAGTAATAATTGCCGTAGCAGCAGCTCCAGATCCATCACCACCAACTATAGAGACCAATGGTGAGGTTGTATAACCAGAACCACCATTTGTGACTGTAATTTCACTAATAGAACCATCAACAGTTACTGCTGCTGTTGCATTAGAACCTCCACCACCAGATACGGTAATTGCTGGAGGAGAAGCAGCATCATAGTCTTTACCAGAGTTTAATATATTAATACCAGTTACAGCACCAAATGTCTTGCTTAAATCTGACTTATAAGACCATATAGAGACACCATTAACCCATGTACCAATAGGACCAGGAGCAATAACATTTTTAGTTGAAATTGTTTGTGCAACTTTAGGGAACCTGTTTAATTTACGCTGGTTGCCTGGAAGAAGTGCAGATCCTGGGAAAGGACCAATTTCATAGTTTGGAATACCTGTAGCAGCAACATAAACGTATTGATCATTAAAGAATGAGTTTTGTACGTTTGTTGTATATGGACTAATAGCATTTTCAATAGCACTATTAGCAGATTTACCTTTGTTAAGGTCGATAGACACAAGGATATTTCCTTGTGGTTCTACTGTAGCTGGTTGAGGAAGATTATATTGGAAAACGTTCTCACTATCTCTAGAAGTTACTAAAAATGTTCCGTTATAGATGATTGGGTTAGCACCATATATTGTAACCTGATCACCAACTAATAGACCATGAGAATTAGCACAAGTTACAGTAGCAGATTGATTATTAACACCACCATAAGTGATAGATGTAATTTCGATTAGTTTCTTAACATTATACAACCAAGTTGTTAGATCTGGTCCAACACCAGTACCACCCAACTTAGAAACTGTCAATTTATCACCAGGAAGGTAATAAGAACCAGTATCTGTTAAGGTTGTTTGTTGAGCATCAACAATACCAACAATATTCATTACAACTTCTTGTTGAGTCCCTTTATTGATATAAATTCTAAAATTAGACTTTATCTGAGTTGCAGAATCCCAATCTTCAACAACACCATTAACAGAACGGGTACATTCTATAAACTGGTTTAATGATTTTTCTTTATATTGTACAACTTCAGTATCACCAATAACAAACTCACCGTTCCTTTCTGGCCAACCAATAGTGGAGTCAACTGTAATAATACTGGCATCTGCAGTTAAAGGCTCACCTAATCTCGTTTTATATGGAACAGTAAAGTATCCAGTAATAGTTTCTTCTGATAAAACAAGTTCAAAAATCTCTAATTCTGATGTTTTAATAGAAATAAAGTTTTCTACAAGAGCACTTGCTTGTTGAACATTAGGATCAGCAATATCAGCCTCTTGAGTTATAAGTCCATCTTTAATATTAACAGGATCACCACTAACCAATGATGCACGAAGAATTGTATCAATAGACCAAGTAGCATCAGATGGCTTAATAATCTGATCTTTAGGGTAAGATATACTTACAGTTTCACCATATAATAATTTAAAGAGATATGCAATACTAAAAGATGTACCTTTAGATGAATAGAAATCTTTAATAGATTTTATAGCATTTCTTACATCAATCTTTGCATAATCAAGACTTGGAACATCTGGAAGGAACTGTTCTGTATATTTGTCTAAAAGTCTCTTAATAAAGAGTTGATCTAGGCATTTTACAGCTGTACTGATTTCTGCTACAGAAGCAGTGGTTTCATTTGTAAATACTGCATTTCCGTCTTCAGTATATGCAGTAATACCACTTGCTGCTCTAGCACAACCTTCAAACTGTGCTTTTGTATATCCAGTACCAGTTTGATTTATTTTAAATCCAGTAACTTGATTTAATCCAACAGTAGCAGAAGCTTCTGCAGATGGTGGAGATTGAATGAATATTGTTGGTGGTTCTGAAGCACTATAATTACTACCAAAATTAACTATATTAATATCAATAATCTGTCCATTGAAAATTGATGCTACTGCAGTTGCACCAGTTCCACCAGCATATGCACCAGTTCCATCTGTTCTATCATCTAAGATGTATACAGAAGGAACATCATTATATCCACTACCACCACTTAAAAGTTCGATAGAAACAACTCTTCCATCACCATCAACCTTTGTTTCTAATACTTGAGCACCTACAGGATCTTTTATTGAAATTCTAGGAATTACTTCATATCCTTGTCCAGCATTTAATATCTCAACACTTTTAACTGTACCGTAAGTTGGATCTAAAACTGCTCTTAAAGATGCTTTAATACCATCTACACCAGTTGGCTCATCAACATATATCTCAGGAACTGTAGTATATCCAATACCCCTTTCAACAACAGGAACAACACCACTGAATGAACCGCTATTTATGATCGGAGTGCCTAGTTTAGCACCTCCAGGCTGCCTAAAAGTTAATCTAGGTGTGAATGTATATCCATTACCAGAATTATCTATTTCTAACGCACTAACAACTCCATTTGTTACAGTTGCTTTAATTTCAGCAACCTTTGCACCATCCTTTGTAGGATCCTGAACAATTACTGTAGGTGGGTTAGTATCACTATAACCTTTACCACCATCAAGTAAAGAGACTTCCTTAACACCATTAACTAAAGCTGTTGCAGAACAACCACTACCACTAATACCTTGTATAGAAACTTTTGGTGGATATTCGTATCTGTAATTATCACCATTATCACTTACAGAAATTCCTGTAAGTTCTGAATCATCATTAATACGAGCATAACCAACAGCATTAGAACCAAAAGAAGGTATAGGTGCTTCAATAGAGAACAATTCTAAGTATCTACCATTTAAAGGTGATTCTTTAAATATAAATTGATCCCCATCAAGATAAAAATCTTCTTTTGGAATTAAAAGTTGATTATCATAAACTGCGTAAATATATTCGTCAATAACTGGTTCATATCTTGCACCAGCCTTAGTAATTGTAAATTGTCTCTTACTATCACCAAAACTATTAGAAATATTGTCTATTTGAGCAATATTATTCTCAATAAATCCACTTAAGTAAGTAATACTTGTAGAAGTAGGGTCATCTGCATCAAGTTTTGCTCTAGGTGGTGATGTAAATACAAGATCAGTACCATCTACAGTAAAATCTAAAACAGGGACTAGAATCTCACCATATACCTTAACTATCAAATGCTGTGCAGATGGTGCAGCAATAGGATTATCTTGTGATGTTAACGGGAATCTTTGCTTACTTCCATTAAAATCTTGTAATGGACTTGCAAGTCCAGTCCATTTTAACTGAACTTGTTCATAAGAAATACCTGGACTTAACGCAATATTAGGTGAAGGTGTTGTTTTCTCGTAATATACTACCTCATCACCAACTAAAAGTGATCCATTTGTCTCTAAAAACGCATCAACACTCTCTACAACTATAACCGAATCCCTTTCTGTTACTGGTTCTACAACTTTCGTTGCTCCATCTAAGATACTAACATCCAACTTATCAATATCAAGATATTGAAGAAAATCATTAACTATATTTTGTCCAAGTCCAGTTTTTTCTTGAGATCTATAGTAGTACTCAATAAATTTATTAAAAAGCGGATAATCCTGCTCGATAAAAGCAGGAGTTAATGACGCTACTGACTGGGAAACTTTATTCGTATTTTTAGACATCTAGCCTTAGAAACAAGTTGAGGAATCGGGATCACCTGTGTTAGTAATGAGGTTAACCTCTACTAAAGTTGGCGTTGTATTAAACGTTGTTGGTGTCAAACTATTTAGAGGGATTGTCGTAGGTGGAATAGTTCCAATTGGTGCGACAGTAACCTCTGGATTGACTACACTAATAACAGTACCAGGTGTTGATGCTGGAATTGTTGTATTATTAGCAGGAATGAATAGTACAGGTAAATTAGTTGTGGTTGGTAATAATGTTGGATCAATAACTTCACCCAAACCTGTTACAGGATCTGTCAAATTCAAATTTGTAATTCCAGGAACATTACTTCCTGTACCAACAAGATTGATAGGTCCAATACAGATTTCTCCAGTATCATAGTTAATGCTACCTGCAGAATTGTTAGTGTATACCTTTTTATTACCAGTATTGTAGAAAATCTTCAATTTACCAAAACCATCATCCTCAAATTGCTGATCGATACCAGGTCTATCAGCAGTTCTGAAGTTTCCAGACAATATAACTGGTTCTTTGACACATGCTCCGTCTGTATTACTAGGAGCACTGTTATAAAGAGCACCACCAGTAGAAATACAGTAAGTATTAGTTTGGTCGGTATCTGCTTTAATATACTTCAATAATGAAGTTTGAACAGAAACGTCACTAATTGCTTTATCTGATAAGGTAATTGCTTTTTGGAATTGCTGGTTTCTGAACGTAGAATTAAAGTTATTAATCTGAGTTTGAGTAGCCCAATCATTAATAGCATTCTGAATATTTGTTTTAATATCAGAAGTATTATTCGTTACACCAGTATCATAAAGAACAAAGACTTTAGGATAGATATAAAGTTCATCTGGATCAATAACTACAGGGTCTATAGATGCCATTGAGTATGCTCTCAATTTAGTCTGTAAATCCTTCTTAGATTGATCATTTAAAGCAGTTCCAGTCTTAGTTTTAACAGCAACATATACTTTACCGTATATTGGAGGTGTTAAAGAGTCTCCACCATAAGCAATAACAGATTCAGCATTAGAATAAAGATTTTTAGTGATAACAGCATAATCCTGTGCTGTTACTGCTCTATATTGAGAAGCATAGTATCTTGGAGCCATATACTTAATAGACTCAACAGATTCTGCTTTAGAACCCATTTGAGACCTATCTTTAGTGACCAATACCACATCCGAACCACCAACATTAACCTGATTACTATCTGTTATAGTACCAATAAAATCAAACTCAGTAACCTCATTTGCTTCTGCCCCAGAACAAGTCAAATACTCAAAATTAATAACCTCACCATCTTTTAATTTTCTACCAATACTATCATCACCAAATCTTACCTGATACCTCATATCCTCGCCTTCAGAGAGGAAGTAACTACGAGTTGAACCAGTTAGGTTAGTAACAGTTTCAACCCTATTATAAAGGTCTGAAGTGGTAGAAGATTCGTTTGCTTTAACTGTAACGCTTAAAGTTTCTATATCAGCGTCTTCAGTAGGAATTTTATATTCCTGAGATTGGAAAGTATTAACAGTATACGAAAAATTGATTATAGATCCTTCATTAATGGTTACAGCATCAAAGGTTGCTTTTCCAGTTACAGTATCAACCTCTACAGTAATATCCTCTAAAATATTCCAAATATATGTACTACCTCTTGCAACTGGACCTCTAGTTAAAGTAACAGAGCTAGGATATGCTAAATTAGTCTTACTTGTCTGAACTTCTAACTTTATACATGCTTTAGAACAAGTAACTGATCTAGGAACATAATTTAAAAGTTTGGCAATATTAACAACATTATCTCTAAGTGTGGCAGATGGTAAAAATGCCTCATTCATAGACATATTGGCAATAAATGCCGAATAGTAACTATTATAAGACAAAACATCAATCAAATATGATAATGATGATCCATCAAAATCATAGTCGGTAAATTCGTCTCTCGTTCGGAGATATGATTTAATCGAGGACTTTATATCCTCAAAATCTAATGCTGTTAACTTATTCGGTTGCATTTAACTAGGTCTCTGTAATACAAAGGATACCGACTCCACAACTGGTAATCCAACTACTTTATAATCAACTGTAATAGACACTTTACTTGATTCGTAAAATGGTATTGCTTTCACACTCTGTAATTGAACTCTTTGCTCATACTGATTAATGGTATTTATGATCTCTTTCCTAATAGTATCAATAACAAAGGGATCTAAAGGTTCAAATAGAAGGTTTAATACACCACACCCAATATCACCATTAAACAATCTTTCCCCTTTTCTAGTTAATACAAGATTTTTAATAGATTGCTTAATAGCATTAGCATTTTTTACTTGAGCAACATCATCAGTAAACCTATTTTTAGAAAAAGCAATTGAAACGTCTTTAAAAAATCTTGATTGACCTGCTGCTAGATCTGCACTAGTAACCTGTTTCATTCTTTATCCCTTCTTAAAAGACTATCAGATCTAGGATCTGTAATCAAATACCTACAATGCTCCCATCCATTCTTCTTAAAATCCTCAGACATGTCAACAGGTCTGTTTGCCACACCAGTTTCTTCCTCATTAGTAGGTCCAGTACGGCTACCACGAGGTACATTACTTGTAAAAATTATAGTTTCACTCATAAAAGGGAGTCTTATCCCTTTTATTTATCTGACTTTTTAGGAGAAAATAATTTTCCACCGTGATGACTCTCCACATTTTCATTTTCGGTGAATTTTGTTGCTAAAAATTGGGTCATACACCATCTCCCAAAACCCTTATCCTTATCTTTTTCTTCCATTTTAACTTCAGTAACCTGATGTTGTATAAAACCTGGAAATATTACCATCCTATTGTTGTGTAATTCTATGTGCACCTTATATTCAGGGAACAACAATTCCCCTCCAGTAAACCTTTTAGGCTCTTGAAAGAACCAACATAGGCTTGTAACCATTGCAGAATCTTTATGTGCACTATAATAGTGACTATCCTCATAATATGACAATAATGACGAATCAAAGTCACATAATGGCATAAAATCCCTAAAAAAGAAGGATTTATTGGTTTCAAAGACTTTTTCCTCGAAAATTTTGCGATTTATACGCATAATCTTAGAATATGAGCGATTTTCTTGATAATATTCGTCTAAATGGATGCATTTATTGTTTTTTAGGAACTTACCATGCTCAATTGCACTCCAAGACTGATGAGGATCTAGAAATACGTCTGCTTCTGCCAATTCTTTTAGCTCAGACCATATTTGTCCTATCTCCCAATAATTATAAAAGTCATCTATAAGGATTAATGGAAACCCATAGTCCAAATTCTGTATTTTCATAATGAATCTAATTTCAATGTCTTAAGAAATCGATATTAAATGATATACTAATTCTATCAACATCCTTAGTATTTGTCGATATCCCATGCATTAACCAACCAGGAAATAAACAAAGTAATCCATCACTAGCAACTATCTCCTGTCTTTCGCATAGACCCTTATATGCATAAGATGAAGCCATGCATGGGACAGGATTTTCAAAATATAATTTACCATCCGTTCCTTCTGTTTTATAATAATAGACTCCAGATATATCTGTATTACCATGATGATGACAATGACCATAATTACCCTGTTTGAATAGAGATGCCCAAGAACTTGCAATCACTCCATCGTGTTGAGGGAATCCTATTGTCTGACAATAAAAGTTTAAATGGTTAATAATTTCATCTTTAAACTTGTCCAATTTACTTTCTACAATAATATTGCTACTAAAACTTGGATCTGAAAGATAATGAGTACTACCCCATGCATCTTTCATTCTAAAATCTACAGTTTCAAGTGCTTTAGTAATTTCCTCTTGTATAGGCTGGAAATTATCAATCATATGAACCCAATATAGTGGAGTTGGGTATAACTGAGCAATTTCACCCCTATTTTCCATACCAATTCTTACATTTTGAGTCATTTTCCTGTGATAGCCCCCCATAGTACTTTAAGTAGTCCTTTTTTTGCATCTCCTTGAAGTTCATCAAACATATACATGTTAAGTTTAAATGCATAATTTGCTTCAATAATTATTGCATCAATCTGATTTTGATTAATTTCCAGACCGTCTAGAACTGCTTTATAATCGGTTTTAAACGCCTTTGCATCTTCTATGTAAGGAAAGTCGTAAAAATGTAATCCCTCTCCTTCAGGGGGATTTAACGCCTTCTGAGCAATACCCTTAAGGATTTGACCACCTGATAAATCACC